AGCCCTTGCAAATCCACGGCTGATACCCGTACCCGTCTCGATAGCTACTCGCTCCTTCAAATTCGCTCTTCCTGTTCTCATCTTTACTCCCTCCTTTTTCTTTTTCTATATATATATTACCACATAGGATATAATGGCAACATGTTGTGTATTAAATAGGTGTTAACAAAAACCGACACTTTCAAACTGTATAAAATACAGTGGGATTTGGTAGTTCCTACATTTGCACTGTTTTACCCTTGAGACACTTTACTGACACTTTGAAAATGAAATAAAAATGGGAGCAAGCTTTGGTAAAACCTACACTTGCTCCCACTCGGGACTTTGCTTACTATTATTGCTCTTCTACTTTTTCAGTAATGTCTGATAACTGCTCTTCTTGTTCTAACACCGCACTTTGTACAGCATTGCAAATCGCCTCGTAATCTCCTCTCCTAATATCCTGCAACTTCTCGTATCCATACTCTTCAATTATGTCATTTATCAGCTTCGTATCTCCGTGGGCTATAGCGTACAACCTCTTTACTTGCTTCACTGTTATAGGCGGCTCTGAAATGAACTCATTATCGCTTGCATATTCTACTTCCTGCGTCTCTTCCTGCACCTCTTCCTCGGCATCATGTATTGTAAACTCCACTTGTGCATTTTGCAACTGCTCCTCATCGACCTGCATCTCTTCGCTGATATAAAGCTGTCTCAAATCGGGAACAACTTCTCGGGCATTCTGCACGAGTGCTACTTTTCTGATTTGGGTTGCCGCCTTCTTCCACCCAGCCTGCGGCTCTTTATTCGCTCCAAGCTTTATGTATTCATGCAAGCTTACAGAATGTTCGACTGGCTCCTTCCAGCCTTTGCGCCAAATCCTGCTCCAACCTCCCAGCAACTGCTCCTCGCCCGGCACATAGAATGTCCCATTGCGGTACTGTATCTCGTCTGAACCTTTCTTACGAACGATGATACCTGCTTGGTAACCTTCAACTAACGGACTGTTAGACAACCGACGCATAAACACATCTTTGCCAACAATTATTTGCGCCTTCTCATTCCCAAACTTCACCAAATAGGCCTCATTAAGGAACGGATTGAGCTTTTGGTACTGGCATAATTTTAAGAACATCATAACTTCTTGGTCAGTAACCTTACTCGGATCGCCTGATACCAAATAACGCTTGATAATGTCTGCACTTAAAGAAACTTCCTCGCCACTCTCAGACTTGTACTTTACGATACTGTCCATCGTTATCCCTCCTCTTTATTCTTCAGCCGCAGGCTTGACATACAATACCTGCGACCTTGATACCTTCATCAATCCCTGTAACACTTCAGCTGGAACTACCTCCCGCACTTTCTTGGTATCTATTGTCTCGGTAATGCGCTCCTTGGTATAAACCACATACTCGCCAGCTATTACGGGTTCGCTTCCTACTCGCTCCATGATTTGCTCCTTTATGCCTTCTCTTATCTCTTGCATTTCGGATATCTCTTCGCCAAGCTCAACGTACTGTTCGACCAACGCTGATAATTCCATATCCACTTTTGCTATTTTAGGCTGTTTGGAGTTTTTATAGTACTCTGGGAAGCACTTTTCTGTATACGGACAATATGGCTGTCTGCACTGCCAATTATCCTCGGGATTATACGGTGGCTCAATCTCAACGCCTTGTTCAATCTTAATTGTCAACTCCTCCAACCGCTTTAGCTCGGCCTCTACAAACTCGACATCGTAAACGACTTCTTCGAAATGGTGATCCCAGAACCTCGTCTTTGGAGTATCCTTATTCCGTGCTATCAAATACCCTTTTTCCAACCCCAACGCATACAAGTACAACTGCACCTGCGTGAAATACTGCGGATGTGCTTCTCTCAATCCTTTTTCTCGTATCTCTGTAAATGCTCTCTTTGCTAAAGCCTTTGCCTCAAGCAATACTGTTACACCTTCATTATTAGTAGCTAATCCATCAATATGCCCCACAAGTAGTTCTTTATCGTGGTAAAAAATAGAAACTTCCTTCTGCTGGCTATGTAACACATACGGCCCATTTGGTAAGTTCTCGCATGCCCACTCAAGGATAGACTGCTCATGCATGTTACCTTCAGCGAACGCTCGCTCTGAACCTTCCCACAATGGAAGCCCTTCTACACCCCATGCCTCAAGTTCTATCCTTCTCGGACAAGCTCCTGCACTACTTACACGTAACGCCATGGCTACCACGCAAATCCTTCCTGCTCAAGCATCCGCATTACTTCAAACACTTTTGCATACTCGCCTTCAAGCTCTGCCTCGCATGAGTCACCATCAATGTAAATGAACGTAAACCCTAAATCATCCAACAACTTTACGTACGCCCCAATGTCGGGACAGCACATCACGTGCACTGTCAAGGTGCTTGTCTCTTCATCATTCACAAAGTCAACGAACCTCGCCAATGTTTTCATGTTCTCCCTCCTTCTTCTTCTCATCCTCAATTACGAGGATGTCCAATGGACTGATGTCTAAAATCTCACAAATTTGATTAATCCTCGCCAACGATGGAACTACCTTGCCGCTTTCAATATAGTAATATCCATCGCCAGCATACCCCATCAATTGCGACATCTTGTGCTTTGTCAATCCACGATAAGCCCTCCACATTCTCAACTTCGCCACGTCTAACACAATCTTTGCCATACTTACTCCCTCCTTTCATGTTATCTACTTATATAATATACCATTTTTCGCTATATGTCAACACCTACACAATACCACAAATAAAAACGCCCTCCGAGTAGGAGGGAGGGGAGCACCTCGGAGGGCAACGCCTATATTAAAGTAATAGGCGGCTAATTCGCTAACTCATCCCACACTTCGCCGAGTTCCGTCTTTAACTCCTTTAAGGCGGCTTCAATAAGTCCCTTAATCTCTTCTTCGGACAATTGTATACCTATCTTGTCTGCCGCATCGGACAACCACTCTGCCGCCTTGTCATACTTCTCTGCTCCGCCCAAATCCTTGTATGCCTGCTGGACAAACAACACGGCAACTCGTGCCAATTCTCGCTTTGTAGCAAGCTCTCGCACTAATACTTCCATCTTCTCTGTCCCTATCCTCTTTTGCAACCATGCTATCGCATAGCCGACAAGTATCGGGACAAGAATAGCTATTATGTCATAAAGCAACTGTAACAACAAATCATGCATATTACTTACCTCTTTTCAATGTTTCATAAAGCTTGGCTATCATAGTAGCAACTTCCGCTTTTGTAGCTGGCTTGTCTGGATAGAAATATCCTTTTTCATCACCCTGCACAATTCCCAAATCGAACAACTCTTTTATGTACTTGTACGCCCAATGTGTCTGCGGTACGTCTTTCATGGCCGACTCCTCCTTCACCTTAGGCATTCCTAGAAAACGAAGTACACCATTAGCTACCCCTACAGCACACTTCCTTTGGAACGCCTTATTTCGTAATAATACCTCCTCCTCGGGATTACTGATAAACGCCAACTCCACCAGCACGGCTGGCATTTTTGTATAACGTGTTACGTAATAATTGCCTTGCTTAACTCCTCTGTCCCTTAGACCTATCTGTTTCACCAACTCGGTTTGAATAAACTGTGCTAAAGTCTTGCTTTTAGCGTCTTTCGGGTAGTACCACGTCTCCGTCCCATGAGCCGACGAGTCATTTGATGCATTACAATGTATTGAAATGAAAACATCGGCCTTGGAGTTATTCGCTACATCACACCTTGCTTGTAGCTCATTTGATTGCTTGGCTGTTCTCACATCTTTATCGCTCTCCCTTGTCATTACCACATCCACACCCGCAGTTTTAAGTACATCCCTAAGCTGTAAAGCAACCTGAAGCGTGATATCCTTTTCTTTTGTCCCGAAATACCCTACTGCCCCAGGCTGGCTTCCACCATGCCCAGGATCAATGCATACCTTCATCGTCGCTCCCTCCCTTCTTTGTCTCTTCTTTCTTTATACCTGCCAATGCCCACAACTCACCAGTGGTAAAAGCAAACCAACTCACTATTAACGTTGCTGGCTCTGACCCAGTGTGCCAATATAAAAACAATACCGCCACCACAAACACCGCATTTAGCAATATCACCCACCGCACTACTTTCTTAGAAAAACGCTCTTCAGTCATCTTTCTCATCTCTCGTCCTTGCAAGTAGCTCGTCTATCTTTGTTTCTTGGCGTGCCATCTGCACTTCTATCTGATGCAGCACGGTCATTAGTTCCTTTAATGCTTTAGTATTATTTTCTATTACAGCTGCTAGTTCTTTGCTGTTATCTACGGGCTTCGTACCGCCGATAATCTTCACAAACACATAACCAAGCATCGCTATCGCAAAAATTGCCACCCCGTATTGAGCTATTTCTGCCCCTGGCATCCTGCACCTCTCCGTTCATGGTCGCGAAGTGTTTCTTTTACATCGTCCATTTTCTTTCCCACCTCCATATAAGCCTACCCAGGCACCATTCCAGCGCCTGGGCATAAAAATAACTCCTCCCTAAACCAGATATTCAGGGTTCCAGATATCAGATTCCCGGAATATAAGCGGAGCGGAACCCGATGTACGTGTAGGAGTACGAGCGGGAGTAGTAGCCGTACAACGCGAAGACGCCAGCGTTGGCACCGTTGCTCCAGAAGCCGCCGCGATACGCGAGGCTCTCTCCGATGTTGCGCATAGTAATTATATCGTTTCCGTGTTCTCCACTGTCAGCAGGAAATAAAGCGAGTGCTTTTAGGATTTCCGGAACATTGACTCCGTCAGCTGCGGTTAATGACTGGAAAGCCATTGATCCATATGGAGCTTCTACTGATTGCTGGAATTGAAGCACTGTATTTAGTCTGAAAGGTTTTCCTACTGATGCATCCCCTGGATCTGCTGTGTAATCCCACTTTAATGTCCCTGGCGTACCTGGGTTCACAAGTGAACCGTCCGGCATGATAGCTCTCCACTTTGTACTCTCTATTCCCTGGCTGTTATTCGGATCTGCTGCATCGTTATTGGGTATTATCTGAATTTCTCCATCCCTAACACGATAACCTCCGACCCATTCTGACACATTTCCGTTTAAATCCCATATGCCAGTTACTTCTCCATTATGGCTCCATGTTACAGGCCCAGTTCCTGTCGCCACCCTGCAAGTTCTACCTTGCTCGTCTTTATAAGTAGGTATGGCCACATAGGTGCTTTCGCTCGTATCTTTACCATAGTTGTTGTTCCCTTTGGGCATGAGGCCATTCTTCCTGCACCAGAGTGCAATGGCCGCCCACTCGGCGTTTGTCATAAGATGCCAGCCTGGTCCCTTTGCTTCGCAGGCCTGCCTTGCAGTGTCAAAGTTGATACCGGTCTTTGGATCCTCTCCCGGCAAACTGTAAGCTCTGCCGTTGTGGATTACGTTCTGGAACTTGGAAATGTAAATCTCCGGAACTTCGATACCATTCACTATAAATGCAGGGTGCGTGCTATCGCTTCCGCCGTCGATAACGTCTGAAATCTTGAATTTCGGAATGCGGACCATTACACTGGGTAGTCCTTTGTCGTCCAGGATGATTTCATTGCCTGGGCATGTTGCTTTGAGTGCTAAATTTACCAAATCAAAATTAGCCATTTGTCAGTCCTCCTTTACATTTCTGCTGGTACCGGATGTTCAAGGCTCCAGAGCGACAAAACGACATCCTTCATGTCTATTGGTAGTGGCTCTGGAGTTTCCTCTTCGCTCTCCGGTTCTGTGTATTTGATTGCCGGTATATCAAGTTGTGCCACATAGTACAGGCCTTCTCCTGTGCCTATTACCAGTTGCTCGTCCCTGTTACTACAGATATCAATGTGCACTGGCCAGTCCCTTTGGTATTTTGCAACGTTAATCGTGAGCTCGCCGTCCCCAAAGGTTATTTTGGTCCCGGTTACTTCATAGGCGATTTTCGGGCCTTCGTTTTTTTCGATTACCTTCATACGAGCATTCCTCCTTTAATTCTTAATTTCAATGTTACGCTTGTAGCGCTGCCATCAAAGGCAATCTTGAAGCCATTCAGCTGCTTATCAAAAACGGTAATGTCTCCAACATTGCCGTTTGCGCTGACTATTTCCCAGCTTACGTCATAATTTAGCGTTTTCCTTACTGTATTGAGGGCGATAGTCTTTTGGCTATCATTAAAAGGAAACTTCTGGGTATTTGTGAGTGTAACTGTCTGAATCTCATTGAGGAATTCCGCAGCATAATCGGATATTTTTTGTCTGTTCCATCGGTCAAACTGCATAAAGTAGTGCAGAAATACCCGAAACGCCATATGAGCATCCTGAATCCCATTTTCTACATTGTTGAGGTTTCTAGCACTTAAAGGGGTCCCTTGTTGTATCACTTGCCCGTTTTGGTCTACCACATGGTCTTGCCAAAAAGTATTGCTATACAATTTTTACACCTCCTGTAATTTGATCTCAAACAATGTGAGAAGTCCTCGGGTACTATCTTTGGTTATGTTTTCGTTCCTCGTCAGAAAAGCCTTGCCGTCATAAGTCATTAGCCTATATTGCGTTATCTGGCCAGTAATTGTCTCATCAGCATATACGAAAATTTTTATTGAATTAGTTGTCACCTCAATTGTCTGAATATTAATGTCTTTATATTGCCCGTTTACTAGCACCTGTGCCTTGTAAAGTCCATTTTTAAGCGCCTTAAACAGGAAATTCACCCCATCCTGTGTGATCATGCGACCACCTCCATTCCGCAGTAGGTTGTTTCACTAACCTTTATAAATGGCACTGACAGCCATGCCCACTTATCGCCACTTGCGTTTTCTCTATATCGCCTGCCAAGTGTCGTGACTACTTCTTCGCCAGAAACATCGACCGTGCCGCACAGTTTCAGAATTTCGGAAAACCAGCGATTGAACACCACCATAGCTTGGAGTTCGTGCAAAAAACCTAAAATAAGCTGGTATGACAAATGTGCCGGTTTGTTGTCCTCTATCTGCTCAAGTATCTTTTCAAATGTAGTCTTTAGCTTTGTCTTAACCAAAAGCACCACATCAAAGGAGTATTCCTCATGATGTTCTATTACATCTGCACTGTCGGCAACTCCTTCCAATAGTTTTTTCAATCTTTCTCTTGTGACTGGTGGTTGCATTGTAAGCTTAGACTTGAGTAACCTCCGGCGCTCTTCCAACGGATATGCTTCTGTTTTAAGCCCCAGAAACTCATCCCATAAATTCAGTCCCCAGGTGGCTGTATCAATGAAAAATTGTGCTAATATCCCATCCAGTGCCTTATTTAGTAGCTCAAGTTCTGCACCCTGCGATTCAGCTATTGCTCCCAT